GCCTCTCTTTATCGTTATTTCTACACAGTCAAACGATCCGCAGCACCTTCTATCTCAACTCATTGATGACGGACTATCGGGGGATGACCCGACAACCGTGTGCCACCTTTACGCAGTCCCTGATGATGCAGATGAAGAGGCGATATTCAAGAGTGTCAAGCTGTGGCGGCTGGCAAACCCCGCGCTCGGAGATTTCAGATCCCTTTCCGAAATGAGAACGGCGGCGAAACGGGCAAAGAGGATGCCAACCTTTGAGGCGGCCTTTCGCAATTTGTATCTGAACCAAAGAATCGATGCCCAGGCTCCCCTGATCCCCCGCGCCGAGTGGATGGGTTGCGTGGGTGAGTACAGCATCAAACCAGAAGAGGGGCTGTATCTCGCCCTCGACCTCTCAGGAGCGCAGGACTTAACGTCCCTTACAGGTGTTACAGAAGGCAAAGATAGTCGCATCAAGGCATGGTTCTGGAAGCCTGAAGGGTTAATCAAGGAACATCAGCTCCGTGACAGGGTGCCTTATACCGTATGGGAGAAACAAGGCCACATCGAAACGACCCCCGGCCGGTCGGTTCAGTACGAGTGGGTGGTGGAACGTATCGCAAAGATCGCAACTGAATATCATATCTGCGGGATAGCCTTTGACCGATGGCGGATTGAGATTTTCCTTAATGCCTGCAACCGGGTTGGGGTGAGTGTCTATGTCGAGGGGAAAGATGACCCGATAGATGGAGCGATAAGACTTGTTCCCTGGGGCCAAGGTTTTAAGGACATGGCGCCGGCGATAGATGCCTTTGAGGTTGCAATACTTGAGCGCCGCCTTGTGCATGATGGAAATCCGGTCTTGACGTGGAATATATCTAATGCAATGACCGGGAAACCAGACCCGGCAGGGAACCGGAAACTAGATAAATCGGCCAGTCGTTTTCGCATTGATGGAGCTGTCACCTTGGCAATGGCGCTTGGATTAAAGGCTAGGGATATGACATGGGACGTGGAAGAGTCAGCATACGCAGACATGACCAAGCAGGAGATGATCGATTCAATGGCTTTTTAATGGCGCGGGTGATAATTGAGACGGAATTGAAAGGAGAGAAAATTAACCCTTGACAACCCCCATTTTATATGCGACACTTCCGTCATGCATAGAACCTTCTACTCAACAAACAAGGGTAAACGGTGAGAATGATTAAAAGATTAGGTAACATTATTGCGGCCCTGTTCAAAGGCTTGTGGATCTTCTTTGAATTTAGGGATATCCTTGTTTACGGTGGTTTAATAATGCTCGGTTATGGCCTCCATTTGAAGTGGGGTCTATGGCTGGGCCTCACTGTGTGCGGGGTTATCATGTTTATTCTTGGGCTGCTGTGGCCTGTGTTTCTGAGTCTTACGGCAAAGAGGACTAAGTAATGGGCTTGATGTCGGCGCTTGAAAAGAGATCGAACCTTGCAACTCCTGAGAAGTGGTTGGTTGACTGGTTTTCTGGTGGGTATGAATCAACCTCCGGCGTTAGCGTTACCTCTGCAACGGCGATGACCTTCGTCGCGGTTTACTCCTGTATTGATATTCTTTCCCGTACAGTCGGGAGCCTCCCCCTCTATCTCTACCGCCGATTGCCTGAAGGTGGCAAGGAATTAGCACGGAAACACCCACTGTTTAGGCTCATGAGACGGCAACCTAACCCTGAGATGTCGGCTGGGCGTTATCGTTCTACGCTCCAGGGGCACCTTGCGTCATGGGGAAACGCATATTCATACATCGAATGGGGTGGAAACGGTTACCCTCGCGCCCTGTGGCCACTGAGACCGGACTTGGTACACGTCGAGAGAAAGGCCGGACGGCTTGAATATAAATACAATCCTATTTCCGGTGAAGGTTTTGAGATACCCACCGGATACATGCTCCATATTCCCGGCTTTGGGTACGATGGAGTGATGGGATATTCCCCGATCACCCTTGCCCGTGAAGCAATCGGGCTGGGCATGGCGGCGGAAGAGTTTGACGCGCGATACTTCGGAAGCGGAACACACCCGGGAATGATTATCGAACACCCCGGCAAGTTAGACCCAAAGGCAAACGCAGATCTTAGAACCTCACTAACAGAAGCATCCAGTGGCCTTGGGAAAACTCACAAGATGATGCTCTTGCAAGATGGAATGAAGGCCCATGCCATAACAATCAATCCTGAAGACTCTCAGCTCCTAGAAACCCGCAAGTTTCAGGTTAATGAAATAGCGAGACTCTATCACGTTCCCCCACACATGATTGCAGATGTAGAGAAAACAACGTCATGGGGAACGGGGATTGAAGAGTTGAATATCGGATTTATTACCCATACCATGCGCCCGTGGTTCGTGCTTTGGGAAGAGGAACTCGGAAGGGCGCTCTTACTGAACAGCGAGAAGGATGAATACTTCTTTGAGTTCGATATGTCACAGCTTTTAAGGGGTGACACCCTCAAACAGATGCAAGCCTGGGTGCTGGCAAAGAGAAACGGGATCTGCAATGCAGATGAGATAAGATCGTGGAACAACCAAAACCCGATCCCTGATGGATTAGGAAAAGAGTTTATCATCGAAAAGAACATGATTGGCCTGAGTGACATGGGAACTGACGATGAAGCCTAATTACGAGAAGGCCATTAAACCGAAATATGAGGTACGCAAGGACGGCACAAAAAAAGAGGTGAAGAATCATGGAAAAAAGAAAAAAAGAGACGGAGCGCCGGTATTTTCCAGTCGAAGAACTTCGAGCGATTACTGACGAAGGCGGGCTTCGACACATAGTAGGATATGCAGCCGTCTTCAATTCCTTATCTGAAGACCTTGGAGGATTCAGGGAGAAGATAGATTCTGGAGCTTTTGCAGATTCACTTAACGCTGATGATATCCGGGCCTTGAAAAACCATAACTCTGATTATGTCCTGGGGCGCAACAAAAGCGGGACACTTACCCTCTCAGAAGACCAAAGAGGCTTGAAAATAGACATTATGCCCCCCGATGCACAATGGGCTACGGACTTGATGGTATCCATAGACCGGAAGGATGTCGATCAAATGTCCTTTGGCTTCAGAACATTAGAGTACAGATGGGAGGGAGAGTACCCAGATGAGGTTAGAACCCTAATGAAGGCACAGCTTTTCGATGTTTCCCCGGTCACATTCCCGGCTTATCCAGACACGGAAGTCGGGTTGAGGTCCCTGGAAGAGTACAGGACGGCTAATAAAGTAGAGGATGAAGGCAATAAGGCGGATGATTATCTGATCGGCCTGAGCATACGTAGGAAGCGGTTGAAAATCAAAGAAAGACAATTAAAGGAGGACTAAGCTATGAACGAGAAAATCAGATCGTTGCTCGCAGACAGAGCAAAAGTAGTAGCCGATCAGAGAGCGATGCTTGACAAGATGGACGAAGAGAAACGCGACCTCTCGGCTGATGAGAACATCAACTACGAGAACATGGATACGGAAGTGGATCGCATCACCCGCGATATTGAACGGGAGAAGACCCTCGAGACGCGGGAGAAGGAAATTGAAGATCCCGCGAACGTATTCAAGGCCGAGCCCGAAGGTACAAGGGAAGAGGTCAAGCCCCTTGAATACCGTGGGATGAAGATCAATGTCCCTGCGGACTCTGAAGTACAGCAGAGGGCGTGGAACACCTTCCTGACCCGGGGGATTCAGGCAGTGGGAGGCGATGAACTCCGAGCGCTTCAGGCCGATGCCGATATATCCGGCGGTTTCCTCGTAGCCCCGCCTCAGTTTGTATTGAAGCTGATCCAGGCGATGGATGATGAAGTTTTTATCCGTGGCATGGCCACTGTTTACCCCGTGACGAAAGCCGAATCTCTCGGCGCCCCGTCCCTGGATACCGACCCCGCCGATCCCACATGGACCGCTGAGATTGCCACCGGAACCGAAGACAGCTCAATGGCCTTCGGAAAACGAGAACTGAACCCGCACCCCTTGGCGAAACTCATTAAGGTATCTGAAAAGCTGCTCAGGGTTTCCGCGATGGATGTGGAGAGTCTTGTTACTGGACGGCTGGCTTATAAGTTTGGTATCACCGCCGAAAATGCCTATCTCAACGGTTCAGGCTCCGGCCAGCCGATGGGAGTCTTTACGGCGGCCACTACTGGCTTCGGAATCAGCACCTCGCGCGATGTTTCAACTGGAAACTCTGCAACGGCGTTCACAACTGACGGTTTGATGGAAGCTCTTTACAGCCTTAAAGGTCAGTATCACGCTTTGGCGACATGGATTTTCCACCGCGACGCAATCAAAAGACTGCGGAAGCTGAAAGACGGCGAAGGCCAGTACATCTGGAACCCCGATATGAAGGGTGGACAGCCTGATATGGTATTGGGCCGTCCCTATAAAATGTCGGAATACTGCCCGAATACCTTTGAGTCGGGAAAGTATGTTGGGATTATCGGCGACTTCAAGAGCTACTGGATAGCCGATGCACTCTCAATGAGGATTCAGAGGCTTAACGAGCTGTATGCGGCCGCGAATCAGGTCGGCTTTATCG